TGATGCGGAACCGATAGAGTCCGACCGCGACGGTGACGTCGCTCTTGTCGAGTTCCTTGTCGTGGCGGTCGTCGTCATCCTCGTCATCGTCATTGCCACCCGGATTGAGCAGTCCCTCGATGTCGGCGGGTTCGAAGCCCGCGAGGATCGTATCGAAGTCGATGGCTTTCCACTCGCTGGCGATTTTTTCGAGTTCGTTGAGATCGACCGTGGAAAGTTCGGCCAAACGATTGTCTGCCACCAGCACGGCGAGTTCATCGTTCTCGCTGGCGAAGTCCTGATAGTCCACCGGCACGACTTCCGCGCCGAGGTGCTTGGCAGCCATCAAGCGGCCGTGACCGGAAACGATCAGGCCGGTGAGATTGGAAACGGTGATTGTTTGCCGCCATCCGAAGTAGCGGATGTTTTTGGCGAGCAGTTCGATCTGCCGCTGCGGGTGGGTGTTCGGGTTGCGCGGATTGGGTTTCAATTCACCGACCGGCACGAGCTTGTCGAAGCTGCACCAGACTTCGATGCCATTGGCGAGTGTGCGAGCTTTGGGAGAATCATCCGTCATCGTCGCTTTGGATGGTGTCAACGGCATGGGTGACTTGCGCGAGCAGCGGGAGGATTTCCTTCCACGCATCCGGCGGGCACCATCCGAGGGCAAACCATTCGCGGCTGCCAGCCACGTCGCGCCATTCGACGGTGACCGGTGTTTCCCGCCGCATGTCCGGCGAGCGGTATCGGAAGACGGCACGGGCGAGACGACCGCTACGGTCGAAGGTGATCTGATGGATTCGCGCCTTCACGATAGCCCCTCCGCGTCCAGCCAGGATTCCAGATCGGCGAGTGCGGCCCGGACGCATCCGCCGCTGCCCACCGCGATCCGCAATGACGTCTGTTCATCGACCGGCCAATGTCGGCGGAGCATCGTGGCGATTTCCTCAGTGGACGGAGCGGCGAGCTTGATCGACTGGAAGCGCGTCTGAAACCGCTCGGTGAGCAGGTCGAGCTGCAGATTGCTCGTGCCGACCACCGCCCGCCCTGGTGGAAGACGGTCGAGATAACTCAGAAGCAAGTCCTGTGCATCCCGCGTGCAGCGATCCATTTCGTTGATGATCTTCACCGAATAGACACCGAACAGCGAACAGACACCGAGCGTGCCCATCCACTGTTTCACGGTTTCGACGGTGACGAGCTTGCCGTTGTATTCCTCGATGGCGAAGCGCGTGCCGGATAAGGCATCGGCTACCATGTCGGCGATGCTGGTCTTGCCGACACCCGGCGGGCCGTAGAGTAGAATCTTCACCGGAACGGCAGGATCATCGTGGAGCTTGCGCGCCTTGGCGACGAGTCGGCGTGCGACGGTGGCGGCGGGGCCGCAGAGGTCATCGGGTCCGGTAGGTCGCCACGCCAGCGGAGAGCTTGCGGGGCACGGTGTAGGGTTCGGCAGAATCTTGAAGAGTTGTGACATGGGGATCTTGGTTGGAATTGGTGATGGCCCTGGCGACGGCCACCGCGCCCTTGCGGTAGAGGGTGACGGCGAGTAGTTCGCCATCAACGATCACCGACCAGTAGCGCGTGGCGTAGCCATCGGGTTTGCGGTATTTTTCGACTGCGACCTTCATCAGAAGTTGTAGTCGTGGAATTGGCGGCGGCCGGGAATGACCGGCTCGCCGTTGGTGGTGCGGAACCAACCATCCTTGCGGCGGCTGGCGCGGTGTGTCGCCCCTTCGGGATTGAGCGAGTATTGGTAGGTCTGCTCGGTGTTGTTGGTGCAATGACCGCCAAACCCACCGGCGACGAACTCGGGTTTCCAGTCGTCGAGAACGGCGGTGTCCTCCTGCATCCAGAGGGTCTTACCACTGGGGCTGATGCGGATCACCGTGCAGGCGGTGCGGTCGGAGTAGTGGCAGACGGTCGCGCCACCTCCGACGGCAGGTGTCCAGTCGGGTGCGCTCATTTGCCCCAGCCCTCCCTCCGACTGCGGGTCTTGATCGTGTTGGGCGAAAGGCCGAAGTGCTCGGCGGTCTGCTTCACGCTGCGGCATTCCTCCCAATGAGCCCGGACCTGCGACCACTGTTCGTCACCGTGGCCGGGATTGCCGGCCTTCTTGGCGGGCTTGGATGCTTTTGCCTTGGATGCCTTGGCCTTGGATGCCTTGGCCTTGGGTGGCGTGGTCTCCGCTGGCGTTGGTTCGGGCTCAGCCGCGTCGGCGAACGCGTCGTAACGTCCCGGGCTGGCCTCGGGTTCTGGACGGGTGAGTGGCACGACGTTCGCGGCTGGCGTGACATTGCCATCACCCCCGGCGAGGATTTCCGCGACGATCTCGCGGATCAGTGGCACCGGGATTTCGGTGATGGTGAAGACCAGTCCGTTGAGCGTCTTTCGCCCGATGGACTGCTTGAGGAACTTCAATGCCTCGCCTCGGGTGCGGCCCTGGTAGCGGCCTTCGAATACGTTGGTTTCCTTGTCGTCGCAGACGATGTAATACAGTTTGTTCATGGTGGTGTTAGGTTATGGTTTGGTGTTGGTGACGTTGCCGTCGGTGTCGATCCGGACGCTGAACGCCAGCAGTCCGGTGGGAGTTTGCTTGGCGAAGTCGGCTCGGAATTCGCGGGCGTGGATGCCGGCCATCGGATCGACCGGCATGATGCGCCGAGCGGTGAAGCCGTTCTTCTCGAATCCGCGAATGCCTTGTTGCATCGCCTTGGTCAGGTAGTTGTTAGTCTGTGATGCTGTTGTCATAGCATCCCTCATCTGCCCGTCTGATTGGGCACGTCCATGTCTTTTTTCGTCTTTCTGTTGGATGGTTCTCATGATGGAAGCGGGCGGTTGATTTGGATGGTCCGGCCTTTTGTTTCCCCGGCGACATAGCTGCCGGAATGCAGGCGGCGTGAACGGGTGTTGCGATTGCGGAGCTTGCCGTAATTGTCCTCGACGTATCGGGTGATGACCGCCTGCTGGTCCACGACGACCAGTCCGTATGTTTGGCGCTGGTCGCTGGCGTAGGATTGTTCGGCCCGTTGTTTCGCCGCTTTGAGTTCGGCGTTCAGGCCGTCGCGCAAGCCCCGGTAGTAGGATGCCTTGTCCGGGTTGGCGTGGGTCCGCTTGAACTCGTTCCAACAGCGGAAGAATGTCTGCCGCAGGAAGTTGAAGGCATAGATGGCGAAGTCGATGTCGGCGGCGGCACCGATGATGTCCACGGGCGTTCCGCGACCATCGGGCATCAGGATCGTCTTCACGTTGAAGTGCGACTGGAGCAGCGACAGGATCATAATGTCCGCGGGGTTGAGAGTCTTCGGCAGATCGACCTTGCCCTTGTTGACGGTGAAGCCCGCGTCGCCGGATTCGCCGCGTTCCATGCGGAGCAGCGCCGAGTCGATGTTGTGGCGGGTCATCAATTCCTGTGCCTTGGCCAGCGCAACCTTTGCTTCGTTCTCGGTGGAACCGCGGGAGCGGTCGGCCAGTCGCAGGAGCTTGCGGATTTTATCGAGGATGTCGGATTCGGATTTCATTGGATCTCAGGGGTTGGGGGTTAAATGTCCTCGTCGGGGAGGCCTGCGGTGATGACATCCACCGGGATGTGGGTGGAGCCGTGCGTGTCGCAAAGGTCGGCATAGCGGATCTTGGCGGCTTTGAGTTCGGCGCGGGCGGTGTCCAGATCGTCCCAGCTTTCGAGAAAGACCCGACGCGGGCGACCGGCGAGAACCGAGTTGCGTCCGTAGGTCGAGTGACCGTAGAGTGTCGGATTGTTGGAGCGGTAGGTTTCGCCGCACCCGAATTCGAGGGTCAGGCGGCGGTGTTGCTTGATGTATTCGATGTCCATGGTGGTGTGTGGTTGGGGTTGGTCAGTTCAGTGGGAGTTGATGGATTTCTCGGCGTCGTTCATTCCGAGATTGCAGTAGGACTCGCCGGAATATCCGGCGGCAGCCCATTCCTCGCGGGCTTCATCGGTGAGCAGTTCGGCGACTTGTTCGATTTCCTCGATGGTCATGGCGTCTATTTCACTGGCGGTGTACATGGTGGTTTCAGGGGTTGATGGTTGCGGGTTGGATCATTTCAGCGGTAACGAGTTCGGTCGGGATGATCCCGCCGTTCGGCCATTCGACAGGCCGGATGAATCCGCGGTCGCCGTTCCATTCGGCAATCACATGGAGCGTGTCGTCTCCATCCCAATCGGGGCGGATCAGGACCAACATTCCGGTGACGTATGGGGTGTCATTGGCTGTGTTGGTAGTCCCTTTCATCGTCTCTCATCTGCCAGTCTGACAACTTGAGTCCATGTCTTTTTTCGTCTTTTTTCATCCTGTTCCAAATGCCAGTTAGATAATATTTTGGCATGGTGCATGAGCGTCATAATGCGTGCCAATCACGCGTCATTTCACACGCTCCGAATAAGGATTTCGGATTCGGATTTCATGGGATCTATTCGTAGTTGCGGACGGCAAGGAATGTTGGGAATCGCGGGACTCCATCAGGAGTCAGTTCGAAGTAGCGGACAGTCACGATGGCACCGATGGCCGGCGGGGTTTCCCTTTCGGCGTCGGTGAACCCGGACCCGGCGCGGAACGTGGTGCCGTCTCTGAGTTGGCAGACAAGCGCCCCAAGTCGTCCTTCGTGTTTGCCTTCACCGTCCTGGTGGCCGATCACGGTGGCCTCGTCGTCGATGAATCGCTTGAGCTTGCGAAGGTGACCGGACCGCTTGAATTCGTAAGGTGAACGCGGGGCGCGGAGCATGACACCCTCGCCTTTGCCGTTGAGGATGGAACGCTCGAAATCAAGCAAGGCGTTGTCGGACTGACAGAGCACCTGCTCGACTATCGAGACATGGCCGGGGAGCTGCAGGGCTAGCAACGTGCGTTGCCGGTCTTCGGTCGGGCCGTCGGCTTGAACATCAAAGACCAAATATTTAACCGGTGACCAGTCGGCGGTCATGGACCGAACGATGCTCACCGCGTCGTTGAACTTCCCGCGACCGACGAACAGCTCGCCGTCCAGCGGCAGCGCGGGCAGTCCCGCTTTGAACCATGCCGGGGCGTGGAAGATGTTGCCGCCACGGGAGCGGAAATGTTCGCCGTCCCAAATGGCGCGGACTCCGTCGAGTTTCTCTGACATCCACCAGCCGTCCGGCCGCATGGTCTTGTCCCAGTTCTTCGCCAGCATCGGCGGCTTCGTCGTTAGGTTCGGTGTGTTTGCTTTCATCGTCCTTCATCTGCCAGTCTGACAACTTGAGTCCATGTCATTTTTCGTCTTTCTTTCGGAGTTATCACCTCTCCGATAGATGCCCGATTGGCACATATCCTGGGCGTCACAACGCGTGCCAATTCCATGTCATTCGGAGCGCTCCGAATCTGTTTTGATTGGCACGTTTCATGGGTGCCACGACGTGTGCCAATTATGTCTTTTTTCCTCTAACTCCACTTAGCCATGGACGTGAGGTGGCACCATGGCAGATATTACCCATGACAACGCCAACCATGTCCCGCCGCTTCGGAGTCGAGATCGAATTCCTCTCCACCATCACCAAAGAGCAGGCCGTCATGAGCCTGAGAGCAGCAGGCATCCGGGTCGAATCCTCCTACTACACCCACGATACGACACCGCATTGGAAGATCGTCACCGACGGCTCCTGCGGTTTGGAACTCGTCTCACCAGTTCTCGAAGGCGAGGCCGGCATCGAGGAAGTCAGGATCGCCGCCGCCGCACTCGAAGCCGCCGGTGCCCAAGTGGACAAGCGCTGCGGACTTCACGTCCATTTCGACGCCCGCACGATGTCGCTCAAGGCGGCGAAGAACCTCTTCAAACTCTGGCTGAAATTCGAGGATGTTCTGGATACGTTCCAGCCGCAGTCACGCCGGGGCAATAACAACACCTACTGCCGCACGAACCTCGACCACAGCATCATCGACGCCGGCAATCACCGGGGCCAATGCTCAGAGATGTTCCGCAAGATCGACGCCTGCCGCAGCATGGAGGAAATGAAGGCACTCTACCCCTGCCGCTACCGGAAGCTGAACATCCATTCCTACTTCCGCCACCAGACACTCGAAGTCCGTCACCATTCAGGCACCACCGATCCCGCGAAGATCACCAACTGGGTGCGACTGATGGCCCGCATGTTCGATGCCGCCGAATCCGCCGCCACCGTCCGCAACCGCCCGGAAGACAACGGAGTCGGAATGCCCCGCATGAAGTGGTTCTTCCAAGCCATCGACGCCAGAGGACTGACGAAATTCTACACCGCCCGCGCCAAAAAACTGGCCGCCTGATTTCCACCAATGACAATGACCACCATGAACACCGAATACCACACCATCGACGGCGCGACATTCTCCGCCACCGATCCGACTGACCTGATGACCAAGCTCCGTCAGGACAGTTTCAACCCGGAAGCCGACCTGCCATCCTACTGCCGGGCCACCGCCCGCGCATCCAAGATGCAGACCGGGAAACCGCACCGCCCGTGGCCGCCGAAGGCCCTGGTCGAAGACATGCTCGCCTCTGGCCTGATCGCCACCGGCAAGTGCCATCCGGAATGGGGAACCACCAACGACTGAACCGCCATGGCATACCGAATCATGGAACCACGCTTCCCGCTCGGGAGGACAGTCGCCACTCCCGGAGCGATGGCGCTGGGCATCGACCTGGCATCCTACATGCACCGCCACCACTGCGGCGATTGGGGCGATCTGGACGAATGCGACAAGCAAGCGAACGAGGATGCGCTGATCCACGGCGACCGCATCCTCAGCCACTATAAGCTCGGCGGCGGCCGGCGCATCTACATCATCACGGAAGCTGGGCGCCAATCGACGTGCATTTTACTGCCCGAGGAGTATTGATCCACGCGACGATGCGCTCGATGAAGTCGAGATCGAGCTGCTTTTCAGTCAGCCGGATGACGGTCCAGCCCGCCAACACCGCTTCGAGATACTTCTCGGCGTCCTTGGCGTAACCTGGTCCACGGCTGTGCCGACCGCCGCCAGGGATGAAGATTCCGCCCTCGATTTCGATCAGCGTGCGGCTTTCCAGGTGCCCGAAATCCGCCCGCCATTTCCGGGTGGAGTGGAACCGGACTTCCCGCTCCAGAGGCGGGCCTTGCGCCACGCGCCAGAGGAAGAGAAACCGGGATTCGAGCTTGGAGCCTGCCATTTGATTCGGCCCGTCAAGTCAACCCGACGATGGGAAGTTGCCAGTCTGCGGCGATGGGAAGCAGGTGGGAAATAGACACCCCGATTTCCCACATTTTTGGGCGTTTCACCCGAAGCTGAAAACGGCGGAAACCATTGATTTTACTAGGTTTCCCGCGTGCCTGGCACCACCGCCGACCCCTCCGTTATGTGGGAAATGAAAAAAATGATTTTGCACGTAAATTCAACGAGGGTCGGGACATCCCCGCCAGCAGTCTGGACGGCTAGAAGACTCCCTAACTGATTCAGGCAATACTCAGGCATGCCCCTTCTTCCGTGCCCACATGTCGCGGGCGTTGTGGGATCTGCTTGCCCACTCAAGGTTATCGACACGATTGTTTTCCCTGTTGCCGTCAATGTGATTGACCACGGGATGGTCCTTCGGATTTTCCAGAAACTCCATGGCCACGACCCTGTGTGCCAGCATCCACTTCTGATAGCCGTCGATCATCAACCCGATGTGGATGTAGCCGTTGTGAGCTTTGGTCCCTTTGAGCGAGCCTCTGATTTGGTGCCTGAATCTGCCAAACGTCGAAACCTCGTATCCAGGGGCGGAAGTGATGGGCTTCCAGTTCTCTTCGCCAATGCACATGCCCGGTGACTTCGTCTCGAATATGTCGAACGTCATCTGCATTACTCTTCGCCCCTTCGATTCGCTTCAATCGTGATCGTTATCTTGGCGCACTGCGCGTTGCAGGTTTGAGCTTGTGCCATCGCGGCAATCACGTCCGGTGTGAGGTCGATGGACGTTTGCCCTGGCAGTTCAATCATGAACCGCGCCCCTTCATTGAGGAGGCGCGTGAGTCGCTGGATTGGTGTGGTCATGATGGGGTGAGTGGTTGCAGGGGCGGGAGTTGAACCCGCAGGGGCGAGGGTATGAGACTCGCCTGGGACCGTCCCTCCCTGCGATTGGTTAGAGCGCCTCGTAGATGTCCTTCACGAATTCGAAGTCCTCTTTGAGCGCCTGCCGACGTTCTTCGTCCCACTCATCGACTGGGGCTGTCTCAGTCTGCTCCTGCCACCAACGACGGATCTTGTTCAGGAGTGAGAGATAGGTCGTGTGGCGCTTATCGTGTGGATCACCCGCGACTTCCTGTTCGGTGGCCAGGCGGCCGAAGTTGATCGATTTCTGAAGGCGACGCTTGCCGAGATTGTGCTTCACCGCCATTTCGAGCCAATGCTGCTTTTCCTCGTCGGTCTTGAGCTTGGCCACAACGTAGTGGTGTTCGAAGCCGAGTTTTTCATGCCGGCATGAAAATTGGATCTTGCGAGCGACATAGGCATAGTTCGCAAGCGTCTGATAGGCCATGCCAGTCCGCTTGATCGCTTCTTCGTATTTGTCACCCCATCGCTTTTCACCATAGTTGATCCAGTCACCGATAATGAATCCGATGGATTTGCCAATGGGCGCGAGCTTTTGCCCGAGATCGTCCCACTCCTCGAAGCTGAGTTCTTCGTTGAATTGAATGCCCGTGGGGGTGATTGCGAATTTCGGGTCGTTGATGGCAAGGGTGTTCATGGATTGTTTTTGAGGTGCTGTTTGATTTGAGCTTTCTGGTAGATCTTGCGTGCCTTCTCGCTGCGCATTGCCCTCGACGGCAGAACCTTCAGCCGTTTGGTGATGTCAACGCAGCGCTTGCTGACGGCGGCGCGGGTCACTCCGCATCGTTTGGCTATGGAGGTCATGCTCTCGCCATTGTAGGCGCTGAGGCCAAGTGAGGCCGCTAAACACTCGATAGTGAGTCGCATGTTTTCCGCGTCGATGAGGTCGGCAACAAGGTGCCGTAGAATCCGGTTCGCCTCGGCCATGCCTGCCGCGATCACCTCCTGGTTCGGATCTTCCTCGTGATCGACCAAGGCCGCGATGTCCGGCGTGTGGCTGGCTCTCGATGATTCGGCCATGTCGTGGTCCGGCGAACCATTGCCGTGGCGTTGCAGGCAGGGTTTGAGCAGACCGAGTTTCTCGGCTTCCCGACGTTCTTCGAGTGTCATGGACTTCACCCAGGCCTCGTAGTCCCGTTCGTATTGGGCATCCTTCTTCGCCTGCTTTTTGGCGTAGTCGTCGGAGTTCATTTTGAACCTCCTTTCAGCCGATCTGAAACTGATGGCGCTGGTCCCTGAAAGGGAGAACCAGAGCGCGCGAATCTCGGTTTACCGATTCGCGCTCTGTTTACCTTTAGGTAAACCATCATCATGCCAATCAGCATGCTAATCAGCTTGTTGCTTATAAGCCGCGCGGTTCTGTTAGACGCGACGGATTCAAACAGGTTCAAACCAATTTGAATCCGGGGTTCAAACCCTGTTGAAATGACAGGTTCAAATTCCATGGCGACTCCCCCTCCACAGGCGGGTTGCTTTGTCGAAAACGAAGGGCGACCCCTTCCGCATGTTGGCGAGGCAGTGGAAAACCCGCTGGGCTTCCTTGAGCGTGCAGTCACCGTCGATCTCAGCGATCCGGTCGGAGACATAGGCTAGGACGGCGGATTCCTGGGGGACCTTGCCATTGGCGAGCGGCGGCATGGTTTCAACTGCGCTGGCGTAGCGGTCGGCCGCGCTGCCCATCTTGTAGGTTGCCTTCGCCTTCTCGCTCTTGGGATTGCCCTGGGGAGCCTTGAGCTGGGCAGGGTCTGCGTTCCGGTCGGTGATGAAGATAGACTCGCACCAGCGGACGACGAACGGCTTGACGGGAGGCAGGGCGCGCAGCGTGAGGTCGATGACATGGGCGTCGTCTTCCTGATGAGGCGTCATGGTCAGGATCACGTCGGGGTCGCGGGCGAACACACCTGACCCGCCGATCCGGTCGATGGACTCCTTGCCCGCCTGGTTGCCCTTGGAGAAGTGCGCGCCGAAGACGGCTGCTGCTCCGGACTTCGCCGCGAGTTGCTCGACTTCATTGAGCAGGCTGGCGATGTCGCCGGCGTCGTTTTCATTCCGTGCGCCGAGGCCCTTGTAGATCGGGTCGATCAGAATCAGGGAATACCCGGTATCGCGGATTCGGCCGAGAATCTTGGGAATGAGTGCAGAGAAGTCGGTGGCATGGCCGCGGAGATTCCAGATGTCGAAGCCAGTGAAGTCCTCGATCTCCTTCGCCGCCGCGATCTTGGTGATCCGGTATTGGAGCGCGAACGGTGGAAGCTCGAAGTTCAGATAGAGAGCACGACCGGGACGTGTTGGAAATCCCCACCACGGCGTGCCGGTGGACACCGAGAGCATCAGGTCGATCAACGACCAGCTCTTGCGTGCCTTGGACGGGCCACCTAACACCATCTTCGCCCCCTGATGGAGAATGCCATCGACGAGCTGCGGCGGCTCCGGTTCCGGTTGGCCCATGAACGCATGACCAGGGAGGATCGGCGGCAGATCTGAATTTGAGTGTGCAGCCTCCCACGCCGTCCACGACTCCGCGCCGAATTCCAGCGCGAGCAATGACTGGCGACGGACATCACCATCAACTGTGCGCCAGCCGTCTGGACAACGCGACAGACGCGACGGGTTCCGGTTCTGCTTGTCCAGATTGATGCCGGAAAACCAGCCCCAGATGATTTCGACGCGGCGGGCGTATTCCTTGGAGTCCGGTGCATCGACTCGTATCCACGCGTGCAGGCTCTTGTTGCCTGAGTCGATCAAGGCCGCGACCGGCATGCCACTGGCGATCACCGCATGGTATTGCTCTTCCTTGGGGATCGGCTTGCCGGTTTCGTCGCGGTCAAACTCGACCAGCACATGGCGGAACGCTGTTACATCGTCGTTCTTCGCCCCGCCCTTCGCCATCGGATTGATGCGAAGGAACAAACCGAGCTTGGTGCCAAAAACACGGTCGATACCGCCCTTGCTCGCCACCTTGGATTTCCACTCGGATGCCGTGAGCGTCACACCACGGCGAGGAACGATCTCGCCCTCCTCGTTTTCCGCCGCCGGGGAGATAGCGACGAATTCATCCGGCTGGAAGCACGAGTCGATCAGCCTAACAAATCCATCGTCGATGGTAACCGGCAGCGCCATCGTGGATCGCTCGCGGTGAACCGGAGCCGGTGACGGACGTCGGGGCGGAATAGGCGACGACATTTTCGGTGTCGGTGCCATGCCCGTGCCGAGCGGTTCCCGTGATGTGCGGGCATAGACCGAGCGAATGGTCGTCCGCGCCTCGGCTTCGGTAAGCCCGTCGGCCAGTGCGCGGGCGAGAAGTTGACCTTCCGTTTCCTCCAGCGGGTGGCCGGCGTCGCGGAACTGGCAGGTCGCATCAAAGAGTTCGGCATTGCGCATGCCCTCGCTCGCGCCGCGCTGGAGATATTCCAGCGTGCGACGCGGCAAGGCCATGGTTAGCCCAGGTGATCGGTATCGTGCCATGGGGATCAGCGATGCGCAAATTGGGTGTCGAGGAACGCCTTGGCTTCCTCAAAGGTGGCGAGTTCTGGGCGCTGGTGGCCATAGCGGCGCATCACGCGGACTTGTTTCGGCGTCGCCAGACCTAGCTTGCGACGAGTGATGAGGCGGTCGAGGATCAGCGACGCGTGCCCCTTGGTCTGGATGCCCCCGGTATCCAGTCCGAACTTGGCCAGCACATCGATCTGCTTCGCCGTGGGCGCGTCCGCCTGCCATTGCATGGTCGGGACATAGTCGGCCAAGGCGGCTTCGTTGAGGGAGACGGCAAGCTCCAGTGGATCAAGCACACTGCCGCGACGGGACCGGTTCTCATTGAGCCGCTCGGTGAGCGAACGGGTACGATCCGCGTTCACCTCCTCGCGTGCCTCTTCGAGGTCGCCCTCAGCACCAAGCTTGTCGGTGAGGGCCTTCGCATCCACATCGTCTTCGGCGATTAAGTTTGCCGGACGCATCAGGCTGAGCTCTTCCGCCTGCCAGAGGAAATCGAGCACGAGCAGGTGATCCTTGCCCGGCCAGATGCGCGTGCCGCGACCGATGATCTGCGAATACAGCGCACGGATTTTGGTTGGCCGCAGGCACACGACACAGTCGATGGACGGTTCGTCGTATCCTTCGGTGAGCAGCATTGCGTTGGTGAGAATGCGCGTCTCGTCGCACTTGAACCGCTCAAGCGCCGCCTGCCGCTCGGTCGTCTGGCCATCGACATGCTCAGCCAGCAAACCACGGTCGCGACACAATTGCGCGAAGCGTTTCGACACCGCGATCAATGGCAGGAAAACGAGTGTCTTGCGGTGCCGGTGCTCGACCAAGACGTCGGCGATTTTTTCGAGATACGGTTCGAGCGCATGGCCGAGGTCATCGGCGCTGAAATCACCCGCCGTGGTCCGAACGCCGCGAAGGCTCATTTCGAGCGGAACCGTTTTCACCCGGATTGGTGACAGCCATCCCTGGTTGACCAGATCCAACAAGGTTACCTCGCAAGCGATGTTCTCGAAGTATTTTCCGAGGTTCTTCTTGTCTCCGCGGTCAGGCGTCGCGGTGACACCTAACACCTTCGCGTGATCGTCGAAATGACCCAGCGTGTTGAGATAGCTGTCGGCGAGCGCATGGTGTGCTTCATCAACGACCACCAGTCCGAAGTGATCCCGCGGCCACCGCTCACGGCGCTTTTCACGCATGAGCGTCTGAACCGAGGCAACGACCACCGGAGCATCGAGCGACGCCCGCTCTTCACCCATTTCCACTTGGGCTTCAAGGCCAGTGGAACTGCGGAGCTTGTCCACAGCCTGGGTGATGAGTTCCTCGCGGTGGGCGAGGATCAGCGTGCGCGACGGTTGATAGTCCTGAGCCAGTCGGCTGAAGAGGATGGTCTTGCCACCACCGGTCGGGAGCACTCCGAGCTGTCGGTCGAAATTCTCAAAACCCTTGTGGATGTCCTGCCGGGCTTTCATCTGATAGGCCCGCAGGCCCATTTTGGGAGCTTCGCTCATACGAACCTCCTTTCAGAGACAATGAACTTGGCCAATTCCAAGACCGGTGGTTTTTCCGAGCAGTCGAGCCCGATGCAGGCGTCGATCCGGAATGCCTCACGGCCGAGAAGCGTGAGCGCGTCAGCCGGGCCATTAGGATGCCGGCCGCATGCATGCCGAAACTCCACACCGAGGGGATCGGCGGCAGCTCGCGCAAAGCGGCGAACGTGGACAAGAAGCAGGCCGTGGATGTCCACAAGGAGGCGGGATGCTTGGACCAACGCCTTCCGGTCCGCCTCGTTGAGTTCAGTCTTGCGGGCGATCTTTGCCAGCCGTCGGCCAAGGTTCCTGGGCTTGGAGTTAGAACGGTTCATTGGAATTGCGGGGTGCGGGTTTCGAGGTGGACTTCGGTGCTGCGGACGCGCCGGGCTTGGAGGTCAGCCACGCGACGACTTTGTTGCGCTTCTTGCCGTTGTATTCCTCGACGGTGAGGCGGGCTTTGCCGGTGCGGCCGATCAGGTCGTCCGCGATGATTTCGACTTCCTGCTCCGGTGAAACCTCCTCGCCGGTGGCGGCGCGGAAGCTGTCGATTTTCCAGAACGCGTTCGGGATAAAGACGAGGAAGTCGTAGAGGTAACTTCCAAGCAGCGTCTTGAGCTTGAGTTCGATCATCTCATGGCCGGTTTTGGAAACCGTCTCGATGGCGTCGATGACTTCGACCTGATAGTCGCCCGGATCAACGAAATCGGGACGTTCGGTCGGGGTGGATGCGGTGTATGATGGCATGATGTTAGTTCTGTTTGGTTGGTTTGAGATTGGTGAATGGCATGTTTATGAATTGGTGGATGTCTCATCGCTCCGCCCGGAGAGCGGGGGGGTGACGTGTGCTTTCGGCTGGCAGGCATGACGGGCCAGGACGCCACGGGCGGCCTTTTCGGCATCGGCGAGGACTGCGGATGGAAACCGCTTCCTGCCCGTCATCCACTCCACCGCGATTCGCAGGTAATAGGCTCGCGCCGTCGTCTTCCTGAGAATCGGCCGTTGAGCTGCGTTAGATCTCATAGCTTCGGCTTGGTTTTGGATTGCTTAAGGTAGGTCGATGGCGCGGCGTGCTTCACCGACTCCTCGGGGAATGGCTTCTCACTCGTCATCCGCTGGCTCCACAGGTCGCGGAACTTCGAGGCTGATAGATTGCCGTAGGCCGCGAGCACCGGGCCGAAACCCATCGCGGAGATGTGGTGGCCGACGGTTTCGCAATCGACGAACTCGCTGCCCTTGCGCGTGACGAGCTTCCAACCGGCGACTTCCCCACCGGTCTTGAGTCGTTCGGTGGCGATCTGCTTCGCCCGGTCGCGGAAATCCTCGACCACCGCGCAGGCTGATAGAAAACGTCCGAGTTTTTCCGGATCGGCGAGCACGGCATCGAAATCGAAGCCGGGGTCCGTGACGGTCAGGGTCTCGCCAACCATCGCCAACCGCGCCGGACAGGTATCCGCCTTGGCGCACCAGCCGCAGTATTCGCACGGGCTTGGCTTCTTCGCCGGATCGTTGAACGATTTGACGACCTGATCGACGATAGCGTGCGCTTCCTCGTAGGTGAACTTGTGCGTCTCGATCTCACGCTGGTCGCAGAACAAGAGATGCGCAGTCCACTCGCCGGCAAAGTGAGCGCCCATCAATCCGAGCGCGTATGCCGCCATTTGCTCGCGGTAGTTCCGCCGCGCCCCGGTCTTCAGATCGAAGTGGGTGAGCTTGGTCGGCACGATGGCGTCTGCCGTGCCGGTAAGATTGAGGATCTTCACCCGGCAGTCATCCTCGCGGGCAAGCACCCGCTCGCGGCCCGACATCGCCCGGACCATCGAGACCGACCAGGAAACGGCGGCGATCTCGTCAGCCGTCAGCTTGGCGGCGATCACGAAGCGTTCTTCAAGACCGAGTAGTTCAGCACGGAACGCCGTGTCTAACAATGTTCCGCGCTCAGCTGCCGGACCGGCCACGGGATTGCTTTCGTAGCACGGACACACCGCCAGCTTCGGCAGGTTGGATGGACGAAGAGCGCTCACGGCGTTTCCTCCTTCCGGTTGGCGGCGGCCCACTCGTTGACGGTGGCGACGAACCGGTCAGGTTCCGTCAGCATCCGGGCCGCGTAGTCCGGATCGAGGTTGTCGATGGATTCGAGCGGCCCTTCCTGAGTGTAGCCAAGTTGGCCGCGGGCGACCAAGAAATCGACTACGTTGGCCATGTCCGCCTTGTGCTGGAACGCGGCGAAGATCCGGTCGGTGAGAGACTCGACCGGGGCCGGGGCGGGTGAGGCCGCTTGGGCGACCGCTTCCGGTTTGGCGACGACAGTGCCCCCCGACACCGTCGCCGCCGCACCGAACACCGGGGCCAGAGCCTCGATGGTGAACGGAAGTTTGTCTGGTAGGCCGTGACGATTCTTCGCGTCGTATGCCGCGCTGTGGTTGGCGAAGAGCACCCGCTCTTTGCCACCAACCCCACGCATTTTGCCGTTGTCCTTTTCCGCGACCTTGGTGACGAAGTTGCCAAACAGAACCAGATCGGCCCATTCCTTGAGCAATGGCGCGTTCTGCTTGCTCAGCTTCAGCTCGAAACGGTCGTAGCTGCCCGCCTGGTCCGGAGCCTCGAACTTCTTCACCGTCGAGTGGGCGAGGAACACGACGTGCATACCGCGATCGGTCAGCGCATCGAGGGAGGTGAGGAACCGGGCGAATTCTTCGGAGAGGATCACCCAGCCTTTGCCATAACCAAAATCCTCGATGGATTCCTTGTTGGTCTTCCGGCACAGGTGTTCGGCCAGCCTTTTTTCTAACCAGTCCGCGGTGTCGATCACCAGCGTCTTGAACGGATGATCCGTCTTGGCGAGCTGGGTGACGGCTGCGGTGATTTCCTCCCAAGTCGCCACCGCATCGAAGCGGGCAACGTCGAGGTGGTGGGTGCCGCCCTCCGTATCGAGGAAGACGGGTTCCGGCGCTTGACCGGCCAGCGTCGATTTGCCGACGCCTTCGGGTCCGTAAATGACGACCTTCTGAGGTCGGGGGATTCGGCCCCGGCGGATGGCCAGGGGATTGGTCGATTTGGTTGTGGTTTGCATCTTGGCGAATGCGGCGGGGTGTCAAATGACCGCCGTCGCTTCGCCTCTGTGTGAACGTTCACAACGAGACCGGATTTTTTCACACATGGACTCCGATTCCATTGTAACTGATTGATGTTTAACAGTCGGAGGTTCCGCGTCTGCTGGCGCGGGGTGGTGTGAAATTTTCACACATGCCGAATTAGGAGTGTGAAACCCCGTCCGCCCCGGCAAAAAAATCAGAATTTTTGCGACAAATCGGATTGACGCCCCCCCGCCACGTTAGCAAGACTGCTTACATGCTTCAGATTTCGCTGGGAGAACGTCTGGCAGTGCTTCGCCACGAGGCGGGTCTGTCGTTGCGTGAACTTGGCGACAAGGTGGGAGCATCCGCCCCTCACATCCGCGATGTGGAGATGGGAAACCGCCAGCCATCCGAAGCACTGGTCGAGAAATTGGCCGCCGCCTTGGAGACGGATCTCGAAGATCTGCTCAAATATTCAACCCGTCCGCCATCCAGGCAGATGGAGGAACTCATCGGGCAAGACGCCCAATACAGCCTCGCCTTCCGCAAATTTGTTGATGCGGTGCGAGAGAAGAACATCCCGCCGTCGGAGATTCTCGATCTCACGGAGAACCTGCCGAACAAGAAAGAAGAACCATGAGCAACGTCAAAAACGCCGCTGGTCCTTTCTGTCGGCGACT